TCTTTGTAACTTGATCCGTAATTGGATCAGCCAAGTGCCATGCCATCATGTATTTGAGCAATTGCACAAAGTACGCTGGCATTTCGGATTCTGTTGGAGCAAACTGATAGTCAATGACCACAGTTGTCTCATTTGTCAAAAGCTTATCGCCTTGGATCACCCAGTCATTGAATGTTCCAGCACCAATAGCTGTACTGTTATATGCCCGTCTGATAGCACCCAGTCTGTCAGATGGCAATTGGTATTCATAGCGGTATTGGTTTACAGGCGTATTGATTGTCTGCGCCAGCACAACCTTTTTGAAGCTGAAAGACCATGGGTAAGACTGTAAAGTTGAGTACTTGACACCAGGGTACAAGCGATCACAAGTGTTTGATGATGATGTGCCTTCATTGAAAGACGAGATTGCCTTACCGCCAAGCATAAGCAGGGCATCAGAGCAAATACGAATATCGGTATCACCAGCAGCCATTTGTCACCTCAGATGTGAGAATGGCCTGCCACCAGTTGTCCAGTAGCAGGCCGATCCATTTGATACTGGGATTAGTCAGTATCGGTTGCGGTAACGGTCACGCCGTCAGTGATGTCAACCACGCCAGAAGCGTTGCTGACCACATAAGCAGTGGACATTACAGGTGTACCACCAGTGGCGCTGTAGCAGAAAACAATGTCGCCGACTTTCAACAACGATGAAACGCTGTTGAAGTAGCCAGAGACACGAATTACTGATTGAGCGTCAGTGCTGGAGTAAGTCCAAATAGCAGGCGCATTGCCCGATTTAGACTGACCGCCTACGGCGTTAAAGCCAGTTGCTGAGAATGCCATGATGTGTTCTCCTTATTCTGTACAAGTGATGTCAACACAACCACCAGCATCGATAGCGACAGCGCCAGCACTGAACATTGAGCTAACCAACCAAGAGGTTTTTTCTGGGATGTAGTTAATCTCACTGCGGATTGCCATGCTCTCAGCCATACCGACAGCCATTTTGTGGTAAGCATACACTTTGCGGGTAGAACCTGAACCACCGCCAGTCAAACCGCCTTCAGAGCGATCGCCAATAGTGATGAAGTTAAAACCCATGAAGCTGGTGATATCGCCTTGCACCAAAGCCTTCACGCTGTTGAAGTCGCTACTGGTAACAGCAGTCTCAGACAACAGGCTAGACAATTGTGAAGCGTGAATCAGCATATAGCGATCTTCTGCGGGTACGTTTGCAGTGTTCATCAAACGAGCAGCTTCACGCAACTTAGCCATGTTCATGTTTGTACCAGCGCCACCGATGCTAGTAGCAACTGTCAAGCTGGTGCTTGATGCTGCCAATGCGTCAATGATCATCTGATCAGAACGGCGACCAATAGCTTTAGCAACAACTTGCACCAACTCTTGGCGCTCGTCAAAGTTAACTTTAGCTTGGTTGAAGATATCGCTGTATTCAGCAGCAATGTAGTCGGTCAGTGTGACTGTGGCCTGAGAGTAGGTCACATTCAAAGGAGTTACATCAGTCTGAGGAACTCGGACTTGTGCAACACCAGCACCAATTTTGGGGAACTTGTGTGTAGACGCAGTAACGCCAGTGCGAAGACGGACAGTGTTACGCAGGACAGCATCAGCTTGATATGCCTGTTTAACTTCCGTGTCGAACAAGGTTACAAAAGCGTTAGAAATGCTAACTGCCATTTGTTTCTCCTAGAAACGGTTGATGAAAAGTTTATCGCCAACGGTTGTCCAGAAGAATTCTGGGCCTAGACTTGTGTGTTACCCCCACACCAGAGAGCAGACTACTGCTGTCATGGGCCTTGCGGTTGTCCATGATTACATTATAGAACACACTTTCTAAGGGCTGTCAACTCTTTTTAGGCATAGCCTCCCCAAGGGTGGTAGCCAAGGCTATCCAACCCTCTCCCGCAGGGAGCATATGTTCATGCTCTAGCCAGAGTACCCTTGAGGCAGCGATTCATCCAACACTGACTTGTCCCACCCATGTATCAGTGTTTACCCTAGTCCCTCGCTGACAGGCTAGTAGGGTTATCTTGGGGGAGTGTTCACCAAGCCCTGTGTTTTCTTCCAAGCAGTCCATGCAGACCCACTGGTATCGTCTGGAGTACGGATGACGCAGAAAACAAAAAAGCCGCTTAATGATGTAACCTGGTGGAAGACCCTTTGGCGTTCTGACCTCTGGGCAAGTTACATCTCTAAACGGCTTATCTGCTGTCTTCCACGACAACGCAATCAGTATAGGCGAAAAAAAGCCCCCACGCAAGTAGGGGCTAATCACTGCCTTTGGAGACTGTTAGCAACTGCTCGCTAACAGCTCAACTATACATCTTCTCAAATAGTCTTTCGACCTTGGCTCGGTAAGCTGGATCCTTTTTGTACTTGGGATCTCCAACCATTGCGTCCAGCTCTTCTTTAGACACACTGCCTTCAGGATCTGCTTTCAGGGTATCCAATGGAACTCGTCCTTCATAGGTTTCACGCAGCTTAGACAAGGCTTTAATGCCCTTGGCTGTATCTCCCCACTTGGTGAACTCCTTAAACTCCTCGTCACTCCAGATACCCTTGCTGACCATGCCACGACCCCAAGCAGCCATGTTGGAGATGATCGCCTTGGCATTGGGGCCAAGTGCTTCCAATTCCTGCTCCATGGACTGTTTAATGGATTGTTGCTGGTTATCAGACATGGTTGAGATCTCAATGGCAAGATCTTCAAAGGCTTGCTGAGAGATGCCGTACTTCTGCGCCCAGCCTGTGTAGGCTTTGGCAACTGGATCATCCTCTTGTAGACCAGCGGCTTCCAAGTTGTATTTACCGTCTTCTGGTGGTTTGTGAGAACCTGAACGGAACTTCTTCTCCAATTCCACATAAGACTTGCTGATGCCCTCAAGATCAGGCTCGGCTTTGTCTTTGTTCCAGAACTTTTCAGGCCAGAAGTCTGGACGCTCTAAAGGACTATCTTCTGGTTCTTGGCCCTGAACATGGGTAATGCTCTGCTCTTGGCCCTCGGTTGTCTGCTGGGCTGGCGCTTCTTCGGCAGCGGCAGCGGATAGCAGGCCAGGGTTGTCATTTGCTTCGCTCATTGTTTCTTGCCTTTCTAATACGGTTTTCAATATCTCGGATCACACTGTTTTGTCCTTCTCGGAACATCCCCAGTGTTTGATCCGCACCAGGTTGCCAGCATGGTTGCTCAAGATAGAACTCTCGTAGCCATGCCAACACCTTCTGTCCCTCATCAGTGGCAAACGCCTTCGCCATCTGGAGGTTTAAATCAACACCTGTTTGATTAGGTTCAAATGGTGCTAATTCATTTTCTAAGTCTTCCCATCCACTCATTCTGGAGCTTTCATAATTAATAAACCTCAAACATAATAACTCTGCCTGTCCCTGCTATTGCCAGCAGTTATTACACCAATCGCTTCAAAACTATCAGTTACCAAGTGTAAACAACAGCATATCCGTCTCCACCAGCGCCACCAGCGCCACCAAGTCCAGGGTTCATTCCAACACCGCCACCGCCGCCACCACCGCCATTTTGACCACCATTACCACCATTACCACCAGCCGCACTCGCTTGATAGGTAGCTCCACCGCCACCACCACCTGCGCCACCTTTTGTAGAGTCACCTGCTGCGCCAGCGCCACCATTGCCACCTGCCGCTACGTTTGCCCCGTCAGTACCCGCAGTGCCGCCGCCACCTGTAAGAGTTCGTGCAGATGCGCCGCCTTCCCTTGCAACGGTTGAAACAGGTGTAGCAGTGTGCCCACCGCCAGAACCACCGCCACCGCCTCCATAAAGAGATGAGCCGCCTACGCCAGTAAGTGATACGTTGGTCGAGCCTCCGCCTCCGCCTCCGCCAAATTCCGCAGATTGAGTTAGCGCAGTACCTGCAACAACGGTTGCTACGCCACCAGTAGCCCCTGATCCACCGACCACTCCTGTGGCAGTAGAAACTCCTGGAGCGCCGCCAGCGCCGCCGCTGGTTGATCCTGTTGCGCCCGAAGCGCTTGTACCGCCGCCGCCGCCACCACCAGAGACTACCCCCGAAATTGCTCCACCAGCGCCGCCGCCGCCACCTCCAGCAAATAACAGAGCGCCAAACGTTGTTGAGCCGCCAATACCTCCAGCGCCACCAGCCGCACCAGCCGCACCACGAGCGCCCGCAGTGCCGCCTGTGCCAATGGTTACTGTAACAACACCCCCCAAATCAGAAGCTGCATACGTTGCGGTAGCCATTGCGCCACCGCCTCCAGAAGCTCCACCTTTAGCAACAACAGCAGTAGCCAGCGAAGCGCCTGCACCGCCGCCGCCACCTGCGCCCCAGAGTTTTACCATTACAGTTTTTGGTGTAAATGAGGTTGGTTTAGTCCAAGTATTTGCACCAATTGTTGTAAAAACCTGAACGTCAGTTGGCCCGCCAAGACCCTGAGTAACTAATGTTCCAGCAGAGTTGATGCGGAAAAAATTATTTCCGTCAAAAATAACCGACTCGTGTGAAGAAAGCGTCCCGCTCCACAAAGTTATGGACGCTGAGCCGTCAGTTTGAATAAAAGTAATAACGTTCGTGACTGAAGCGCTCTCGTTGTACACGCTCATGAACTTCACACTACGTTGCGTAGAAGCGGCGGGTGAGCCAACTAAATCTGTTGTGGTTGCGGTTGCCACAGAACCAATAAGAGTGCGTCCAGGTGTTGTTGCGCTGGTTGTGTTGTCCACCCAGTCAGCAGACATATCTACAGAACCAGATGCTGTAGTTACAACTTGAATTTTGTCTGATGTTGACGTTAGTAATAACATTGTTTGCCTTAGTTAAAAAACATATTTTGAAGATAAACCTGCGTGGAATTCAACGCCGCTATTGTCGTATTGGTAACGCTTGTAACCTGCCCTTGTGCGTTAGTAACAAATACAGGAATTTGAGAAGATGAACCATATGTGCCAGCCGTTCCTATGTTGGCAATATTGAATGTGAAGCTTGGCGATTCATTTAGCCCTGTACCTGCGGTATAGGTAATTGGTGCGGCAAACTGTTGAAAAACAATTGCTGTTGTGCCAATCGTTATTGGTGGAGGGGTTTGTTGCACCCAAGCTGTGTTTACGTTAGCTGTTCCGCTTGTGACAAGAAAGAAATCTCCCTCATCAATCTGGTTAACTCCAGTGCCAACAGTGTTGAAATCAGTTGCTCGGGTAAGGATGTATGGAGTTCCAGCAGAGCCAACTTGTGTAACAACATATACGCCGTTGTTTGCTTGTGCAACTTCATTTTTTACAAGTATTCGATTTCCAACAATAGTAAGAGTTGAATCTACAGACAAAGCGCCATTGGTGGTTGCTGTAAGAGTTGCCCCCACCCCAGATGTGCCGTTGTTGTAGGTGTTTGTTGGCAAAGCCGAAGTAGTTGCCAAATCCACTGCTTCATGGAAATGAATGCCAGATGCAATGGCATCAGCGTATTGCTTGTTGACAATGTCTGTGTTGTTAGTTGGAATCGTAGATATTGTGCCTGTTGTCAGTGCCACAGATGTCAGGTTTGTATTTGCCCCACTTGTTGCAAATCCAGTGATTGCGCCCCCAAGGGTTACGTTTCCTGAACTTGTGACCGTGCCTGACAAGGTTAATCCGCTGACTGTCCCTGTGCCGCCCACTGATGTCACTGTGCCTGTGTAGGCATCATTTGATGTGACTGTGAAATTGGGGTATGTGCCTGTAATTGCAGTAGTACCAGCGCCAGTCAATGCAACAGTCTGGTCAGGGGCAGAATTGGTAATTGTTACATTGCCAGTAGCACCTGAAACAGAGATTCCTGTACCAGCAATAACAGAACTAACTCCACCGCCACCGCCAGTTGCAACAGTCCATTCTAATGTTGTTCCATTTGTGCCAATGACTTTTCCTGAGTTTGCATCTTGCGTCTTTATTAACTCAGCAATCTCTACCAACTGCGCTTGTCTGTCAGTAAGTTTGTCATCTCGGCCACCACCACCACCACCTGTAGGCATGGTAAACCACTTGCCCCACACGCCAGAAGATTCTTCAAAGCGAAGCATCAACCCCTTTTTTTCGTGCTTTGGCATTGGGCCAATTTCGCCTTTAGCTCCAGGAATACCTTTGTCGCCTTTGTCGCCTTTAATACCCTGTAAACCAATATCGCCTTTATCGCCCTTGTCGCCTTTGTCACCCTTAATTCCATCTTTACCATTAAGGCCATCTTTACCATTAAATCCTGATAGACCTTGTATTCCTTGTGCGCCATCAACGCCATTTATGCCATCAATACCTTTATCGCCCTTGTCGCCTTTATCGCCTTTGTCGCCTTTGTCGCCTTTGTCACCAACATCACCTTTAGGGCCGTGTTGTTTTTCAATAGAACGAGCAATTTCAATAGCCTTAGCAGAAGCTAATCGTGCAACCTCATCATGCATTATGCTGCTCCATCAGGCTGTAACATATTCATTAACTGCTGATCACCTTGACTTGGAGATTGCGGTGATTGTTGTGTAGCTTGTTGAGCAGCTTGCTGAATCTCTTTCATCATGGCATTGCGTTCTTCTGCACTGGATCTAACTGCTGCTGGTACACCCAGCTTGTCAGCAATATAGTCAATTGCCGCACCAGCTTTAATTGCCATCTGACCTTCTGGGCCAAGTCCCTGAGCAATCTGCATAAACTGGATGATGTTGTTAATCTCATCAAGATTTTGTGCCATTGCCAATGGACTGACTGGGCTGACCTTAACTTCTAATCCGTTAATTTTCAATGGCAAATCAATGATGCCGTCACGATCCATGACTTCTAAGATCTTGGTGACCAAAGGAATCATGGTTTCATTGACCAAACGACCAAATGCAGATCCCAAGTTCTGAGCCAATTCTTTCATACGCTCAACCACTTCAGTAGCAGATCGTGCGCTCATGTTGTCTGGAGGAAGTGACTCGTCCAGCAATGTGCGCTTGATAGATGCCACCAAATCATTGATCACAATCTGGCTGACGTTGAAGTCACCAGCACGAGGCAAAGGCTTGAGGGCTTCACCTTGAGGGCCACCATTACGAGCTACAGGAATAATCGCACCAGGTACGATCTTCACGTTGGCTGGGTTCAATACGCCATCATCTGCGGCTGTGTATACACCAGTGATTGCCAGTGAAGCGTTCTTGAGTAACAGTTCTTTAGTCTTGTTCAGCGTCTTAATGTCAGGCAATGCTGTCAATACAGGGCCACGACCATAGATCTCGCCAGCCACCTTCATATAGCGGCTGACCACCCATGGGCTTGACTTCAGCTTACGGTAGACCAGTTCTTGTTTGCTCTTTTTATCAATGACGTAGTAGCTGTAGTCGCCACGGTCAATGTTGTAGATAGTTGCTTCAACAAGGTCGATCTCTTCTGTAGGCTTGTCGCTAATGCGCTGTTGCAGATCCACTGGAATCTTGGCATCTTTCCACTGCAACTGGATTGACTCACCTTTGATACGCATGTTGCGATAGACGTTATCTACCTGACCGTTTGCGCCTTCTTCAAAGCTGACCAAGTACTGCGGGACAGGAATGAAGTTGATAGGTGAAACGGCATCGCCAGGCTGAACCAGCATGACAGCCGTACCAACAGACAAGTCCAGCAAGAACTCACCCATGGCAATGTCAAAGTTAGACTGCTTCAGAACAGCAAACAACTTTTCGTTGTACAGATCCAGCACTCGCTGGGCTTCTGATTTGCGGTTCATTGGAATGTCAGTGCCAGGTTCTAGGCGACACCATTTGCGCTGAGGCGGGAAGATGCCAGACTGAAGACGGTTGGCAAAACGTTGTGTAGAATTGATGGCAGTAGAGTCAAAGACTCGTGACATCTTCTTCTTGCCGCCTACACGACCCTCGTATTCACCGCCATACAAATTACGCTGTGGAAGCGCAAATTCCATGGCATCTTCATACAGAGACTTGAAGTCGTCTTTTTTGTTTTGAGCAATTTTTTGTCTTTCTAAGACTTGCTCTGAGGTCATTTTTGCCATTATTCGTACCACTCTAAAGTTAAGTAAGCAGCATGTGCTGTGCCATTTACGTTGGTCAATCTGAACAAATAGTTGGTCAGCGGCTTTAGCACATATTCAAGAGATCCAGCAGTACCGCCACCAGCCTTTTTGCCAGCACCACCAGGGATAATCTGTGCATCAAGTTCAGTGCCAACAGATGTGACTGTCGGGTTAATCACCATGGCAACTTCACTCGGATTGGTGAGAGCATAGTTGCGATTACGGTTGATTGGCGTAAATGCTGTGCCGCCAGTGGTAGATGCGCTTTCGTAGATGTACAACTCTGCGTCACCCAAGCACAAAGCATGAACAGTTACGTGTGGAAATATACCTGCTGGCGCTGCCAAAACAATGTTAATGCTTGCACCTGCCGCCAATGGAGCAGTATCTGGAGCAAGCTTGTAGGCATAGTAAGCACGACCATCGTGATTACGCTGGTGATTGACATCAACAACAATCACAGGCGCATCAGCGCCAGCAATCACTTGATCGCCAGCGTTGTTCTTATGAGTCAGCGTTACAAGCCTAGACTTTGTATTCTCTGACTCTCGCTGAACGGTGATTGGCATTTATTTCTTCTTTTTCAGTGCCTCGGCTTCGCTCATGCCAATGGCAATAGCTTGCTTACGGCTGGTAACTTTCTGACCACTGGAAGATTTGAGCTTGCCAGTAGAGTATTCCTTCATGACCTTATGCACTTTGGATTGCATCTTGGACTTCATGTCTGTAGCCATTAGGAACCTCCACCAAGCTTGCTAATTTTGGAGCCGATTTCGGTCAAGCCAAGTTCAGATCCAGATAACAGTGAACGAAGACCACCACCACGGCGAGCTTTTAATGCGGCTTGGGCTTTTTGAGCCAGTTCAGTTTGCTCACGATTTACAGCAGCTTCTTGTTTAGCAATAGTTTTTTCTTGAACAGCAATTTGTTCTTGTTGGGCTTGTTTTGCGGCTTCTTGTTTAGCAGGATCGCCACCGTAAAAAACGGCATCGCCAACTTTTTTAATTAATTTACCAACTCCGCTCATGTTTAACTCCTTGACATCATGAAATAATCGGAACCGTCAGCGCCGTACTTTTTCATTAAACCCTCGTTTTCAAAACCAAGGGCGAGTCCCCAGCGCACGGCTCTTAGGTCAACGCATCTTACTGTGATCTGCAAACGATGCAAATTTTTTGCTATCACCATGTAATCAGCGTAAATTTGTGCGGCACGAGTCATGGTTTTCCCATATTTCCTCAGTCTTTCCTCACAATTTAGCCACATTTCACCGACACCATCCCATACATCTACCACCCCAAAGACGGCAGCAGGCTTGCCATGTAGTATCACGGTGATAGCATGGCCTTGGTTGGCTTGAGCTTCTACCATTGAAGCTAGGGACTGGTTTTTTGGCAAGGTATCCCTGATAGATGGGTCAATTTTCAGGGTCATCACATGACCTGCGTTGAATGGAACCCAGATCAGTGGTGAATTTTTAGGCAGTAGTTCAAAGATATCAGGCAAATACATCAAATTCGGTGGTAGTCATGGTTTGTGCAATGAATGTCTGCCCAGAAGATGTGCGTGAACCTCTGGTTAGCTGGCGATATTCACCGCCACCAGTCATTAAATAGCCAAAAGCGTCACCAACGTGGGAGTGTTCGTTCTTGTTTGGCGTATCTCGGAAGCGTTCTTGCCCAGCACCGACAGCAATCCGCTTAAAGTGATAGCCCCCAGACAGGGATTTACGCAATAACTTGCAAGATTTGTTGACCAACAGCCCTGGCTTGCCAGAAACCATGCGGTTCATTGGTGCAGAGGCGGCTTCCCTACGAGCTTTGAAATCATTGGTTGCCGTAGGTTCTGCCCTGAGTCCCAGCGAGCGCAAGTATTCAAAAGCGGTTGTCTCATAGATGGCATCTCGTTGCATACCAGCAGGGTCACCCCAGATCCGAACTTCGTATTTTGGAAACCTAGTCTGCAATTCAGCCATCAAAGTCTGACCAAACCGCTCCAATCCCATGTCAAAAGTCACAATCTCATGCAAAACACGCCATTGCCCATTTTGTAGACGCTGTCCAAAGACGGCAGCAGGTGTCAAACCAAAGTCAAGACCGACTTGGATTGGGTAATTTGGATCTGGCTCGAGTTCAGCAGACATGATGTTGTCATCGTACTCAGGCCAAACTGATTTGCCGTCCTGCACAAAGGTGTATTTGCCTTCTGCATAACAGCGAATCCAGTCTAGGGT